CATCGCCGACTGTACAACTTCATAATCTAACAGATGGGGGCGGGAGACTGCCCCCATTTTACTTTAAGTGGAGACCAATATGACAAAAGCTACAGTGACCGTTGCAAATGTGTTCACATCTGCTGGCAAGTTTTTCAAGGGCGACGTGGTTGACCTTCCCGCTGACGAAATAAAAGCAATCAACGAAATTCGCGCTGGTGCGCTTGAGGCTGAAAAGCCAGCGGCTAAGGCCAAAACCCCCGCAAAGAGAAAGCGTGCGCGCAACGAGAATGGTACGCTGCGTGCTGATAATCCGTCAACCATCCATATCAATGAGGCTTGGGTCAATGATTAATACATCGACTAAAGTTTCGGAAAATATCTCATTTGACGGCGATGATAACATGGTTATCAAGCGCACCTTTGACGCGTCTCACATGCTCAAGGATGCGGCGCAGGCCCGTGAAGTGACAAAGAATAGCTTTGGCTCTGACTACAAGCACGTTGGCAATGTTGACATGGCCCTGTTGGCCGTGTGGCTGAAAGAGGCTGGAGTTGCTTGGACGGATACACAGGCCGTCAAAGATGTGTTAAAACGTAAGTTAGCAAGCAACGAGTTTAGCGCCCTTCGGGTCTGGGAAGGCAGTTACTAAAATGGAAATGGACGCGATCTTGAATATACTTTTTGGAGTTGTAATCGCTGGCATTGGCTGGTGGTTGAAGACGCAACGCGAAGAGCTAGATCGCCTCCGCATCTTGCTTAACCGCACCCGCGAGGAAATGGCCAAGGAATATGTCACGAAATCAGACAGCTCTGAGGTTCTATCTCAAATTATGAATAAGTTTGACCGGCTTGAAGAAAAAATTGACAGGCTGATGGAGCGGTAAAATGCTTTGCGCGCTGGTCTTTGTAAGTTTCGGACATGCTTGGATACAGGGCGCAGGCAATGTTTTGGTCAAATCTTGTTATTACGAGTGCGGCCAAGCGAAGGTTAGCAAGGGCCAGTGGTATGACCGCAAGTACAGCGTGCCGCCACACTACATTTGCCCAGTGAGGTTTGCAGAAGCATGATTGACCCAATTTCCGCCATAGCCATTGCGGCCAGCGCAGTAAACAATGCCAAGTCGCTAATCGCCGCTGGCAGGGACGCTTCAGGCGCATTAAGCAAATTTGCTGGTGCGGTCAGTGACGTAAATTACGCGGCTGAAAAGGCGAAGAATCCGGGTGTGTTTGCTTCTCTGACTGGCTCCGCAGAGCAGGCTGCAATTGACGCGTTCTCCGCTCAGAAACGCTTGCAGGCGATGAAGAAAGAAATCGAGACAATCATCATGTACCAGCATGGGCCTCAAGGTTTGGAGGAATATAAGGACACGCTCCGCAAAATCAGAGCGCAGCGCAAGAAGACTGCGTATCGTCAGGCTGAGATTAAAGAGGCTATAATAATGTGGGTTGTTGGAGGCATCATCGTGCTGGCTGGTATCGCTGGTTTGGCGGCGGTGCTTTACTTGATCGGCAAACAACAGGGGAAATGGTAATGGCGCACACGATACTAGATGACTGGAAAGTTCTGCCGCGCTTGATGATGCTGGCGGTCACTGTGCTGACCTATCAGGCTGTGCATTGGTTCATGGGGCTAGATGATCCCAGCGTTGCTCAATCAGGGCTTGTATCGGTCTGTATGGGCGCTCTTACAGGCTGCTTCGGCATCTGGATGGGTAAGGAGTCAAAGACCACCGTAACGCCCACCAAGATAGTGCATGAAGAGAGGTATGACAAATGATCGGTCAGATAATCGGATCACTCGGCGGCCTTGCGGCAAGCTACATCGACGGCAAGACTGCCGTGAAGAAAGCTGAGGCTGAGACCAAGATGAAAATCGCCACTGGCGAGATCAGCTGGGAGCAAGCCGCGATTGAGGCCAGCAATAATTCGTGGAAGGATGAGGCGTGGACAGTTGCCTTCATAGCCATTGTGCTGGGCAGCTTCATACCGGGAATACAGCCTTACATGGCGCAAGGTTTCGCCAATCTGGATGCTGCACCGCAGTGGTTCCAGTGGGCGATGTATGCAAGCATTGCGGCGAGCTTTGGCATACGCACAGTAAAGGGGTTGAAAAGGTAATGGCTACACCAGCGAAGGGCAAAGCCCGAGTTAAAGTCACTGCTTCCGGCAAGAAAGTCAGCTACGGTCAAGCTGGCAAAGCTAAAGGCGGCGGGCCACGCGTCAAACCTGGAACGTCAAAGGGCGACGCATACTGCGCACGCTCAGCCGCGCAGAAAAAGAAGTTTCCCAAGGCTGCGGCTGATCCAAATAGCCCGCTAAATCTTTCACGCAAGCGCTGGAAATGCTCCGGCACTAAATCGAAGAGGACTTAATGAAATGGCAAAGCTCACACCTGCACAAAAGGCTAAGGCCAAAGCAATGTCTGCTAAAAGGGGCGTTAAATATCCAAACGCTTGGAGCAACCTTGCCGTGGCCAAGGGCCAAAAGCCCAAGAAAAAGACAGCAAAGAAAACGAGAACAGCATGAGCAAGGCAATGGCTAGCCTCCAGACTAAAATCGGGTCAACTCCCGATGGCGAGTTTGGGCCAAATACGGCGCGAGCAATCGCAAAGTATTTTAACTTATCCCCAGCGCGTGGCGCACACTTGATGGGGCAGGCGTCACACGAAAGCGGTGGCTTCAAGCGCACCCGTGAAAGCCTGTACTATAGCTCACCAGAGCGCATACAAGCTGTGTGGCCTTCGCGCTTCCCAACTGTTGAAGATGCAGAGCCATACGCCAAAAACCCAACCGGGCTTGCTGGCAAAGTCTATGCTGGCCGCATGGGCAACGAGAATGAAGCGCAGGCCAGCCTATATATTGGCCGTGGGTTTCTTCAGCTCACCGGGCGAAACAACTATCGCTCATTTGCGTCTGACATGGGCGTGCCGAAGGTTATGACAGACCCAGACTTGGTTGCCGACGAATACGCATTTGAGACTGCGCTGTGGTTTTTCGAGAAGAATGGCTTGTTTAAGATTGCCGATGAGGGCGTGACGGATGACGCCATCAAGCGCATAACGCGCCGCGTGAATGGCGGTTATCACGGGCTGGATGATCGAAGCAACCAGAGCAAAAAAATCCACACTTGGCTTATGGCCTAGTCTAGCTAGGTTAGCTAAGTTGCGCGTCCAAGATCAGAAGGCCAGCGCGGCAGTAGGCAGAGCGGGCGAGCATTTAGCACTCGCCCGTCTTTCGCTTGCTGGTTATCTCTGCACCTTGTGCCAGATCAGAGACCACGACGCGTATATACAAATGTATGAACGCACTCTCACTTTGCAGGTAAAGAGCGCCAGCAAGACGCATGGGGTGGGCAGAAGGTACAAATTCTACACAGCTAAGAGGAGCGGGCCTCGGTCAGACGTTTACGCCTTTGTCGCTGTGGATCTTGACGCTGTAGTCTTTCGCCGTGGCGACGAAATCCTCAAGACGACAACGTATGTTTCAGAGGCGGAATTTCTAAACGAGAGCCAGTCGATGCAAAAAACTTTGGACAGCTTTAAATAGTATCTTGCGGGTCGGCGTCGGTTTGATTACAAAGTTTGAGTGGGTGGCTCAACCGTAACCTTGTTTATTGGTTATCGCGTTACCGAATGTGCCAACATCACGCCACCCACACGATTTCTAAAATATAATCCCTACAGCGGCCATCAGGCCAGCGCCAGCGACGAAGCCAAAGGCGGCTCCAATCAGGCCGGCTGCGTTTATCATGCGCTCCATTTCCTTATCTTCCATTATTCCTCATCCTCAAACCTGTTAGACAGCGCCTTGATCGGTTGCTTGCTGAAGACCCAACGCCACTGGCGCTTGGTGTATCCCGGCACCTCAACGAAGTCGCGCACTCGGTATATCTTGTCAGCCTCCCACATTTTCTTGAGGTAGCTTGACGTGCGCGGAACGCTATCGCCCAGAAGCTCTGCGGCCTCTGCGGCAGTCACGCGCTGGTCGTAAGGTATTAGCGAGAACAGGCGGTTGCCTTGGTCAATGCTGTGCTGCTTGCTCGCCTCAGCCGCGCGGTGCATA